GCCCTTTCGGGCCACAAGCTCATGTGTCACATCCCTTAACTGAAAGAACTCCACCATGGGTAAGAGCGTTAGCGATTTTAAGGCCGGCCGCGTAGAAATTTACCGCGATCGGATCAGAGCAGACGTCGAAACTGGCGCCGGCACTGATTGGTTTACTAATCCACCTGCCATCCCCGTCAAGTACGGGTATGGCTCGCTGTCTCGATGCGTCGACCAATCACATCCAATGTTCTATCGCACCATGCGCCTTAAGCGGGCGGGTGGTGCTTACATTCCAAAGCGCGGCTCTAAAGGGACTGCTACGAAAGTAGCTGTGCCTAAGGGCCTCGTTCATGGTTTGAGGAACGTGGATATTGGGGGGCCTTTTGCAAAAGAGAGCTCCACTCTGACGTCACCACCTCATGTAGACATTCGGATTCCCGGTACCAAGTTTGCTCCTGCAAAGGGGTATACTGGTTTCGTGTTTCCATCAAATGACTACAAGTTGATGATGCTGCAAGCTGCAGTGGGTAACCTTCCGGCTATCCCGTCAGAGCTTGGAATTGATCGTACTGATCTGATGACCCTAGGGTCTACAGCAATCAAACGATCTATTCCCGACGTCCCGAAGTTTTCTCTTTTTCGCTTCGCTGGAGAACTGCGAGAGGGTCTACCAAAGATCCCGCTCACGGTTCTTGCGAAGGAGAGGAAGCTGCGCAATGTTGGGGGTGAGTACCTGAACATTCAGTTCGGTATCATGCCCATCATTTCCGACCTGCAGAACCTTTTCGAGGCAATACAGAGTTCGGAATTCCGTGCGTCCGTCCACCATGCGGTGGGAGAGGAGCACAGAGTGCGCAAAGTCCTAGAGAAGAATTCGACCTCTTCAACGCGTGTTCTCACGCTAAATGAGGCGAAGACTGCTTCCGGGGCTACAGCAGTGACTGGCACCTTGACGACTACTTCTAGCGTTAGGGTTTGGTCCAGTTGTTCCTTTGCCTATTACCAAGCGTCTGAGTTGGACCGGCTATTAACCGAGTTCGACGAGATGCTGGGAAAGCTGGGGGTAACCCCCACAGCTATAGACATTTGGAACCTGCTGCCATGGAGTTGGCTCATCGATTGGTTCACGAATTTCAATCACGTGATAACCAATCTTTCCTTTCTAGGAAGAGATGGGCTGTACTTGCAGCGGGGGTACCTGATGGCGCACTACGAAGATCGGCGTATTTACCGGTCAACTGGTTTGCTTTATGGTATCCCGTTCGAGACGATAGGCACGCACACTTGTGAGCGTAAATATCGAATCGGAGCAAGTCCTTTTGGATTTGGATATACATGGAAGGATTTTAACCCCTTCCAGCTATCCATCCTAGGAGCGCTCGGCGTGAGCCGTCTACGCTTCTAAAGTCGCAGTGGCCAAAAGCCTGTCTGCGCCGCCTTCTCACCTCTCCTTAGGCAAGAGTAAACCAATACACATGGTTACGGTGTGTGTTCTAACAGAAAGAGTTTCATGTTCTCTGATCCTCAGTCAGTCACCATTTCTGGTGCAGCCAAGTCTCTTCCGCGCGTTAGCTCGGGAGATTTCTCCGGTCAGTTTCGGGCGTCTGATGGCGCCTATACTCTGTCGGTGAAACATACCTCTAGCAAGAGGGAGCGTTCTGTGGTTCGTTTGGACACGCGCAAAATCGGCGCAAATCCTCTCGATCCCGCAAAGAACCTTCCCTACACTGCTAGTGTCTATATGGTCTTGGATGCTCCAGCCCAGTCGTCCGGTTTCACGAGCGTTGAGCTCGAGGATCTGGCAAAAGGGCTGGTTGCATACCTCTCGGCCGCCAACGTAACGAAGTTTGTTGGTAAGGAATCTTGAGGTCATGCTGAGGGACCCTCGCTTTATCGCAGGGGTCATAGTGCTTGCTTACCTGATCGCCATCTTTGTCATCACGGGTTCTTTATCCGTTTTGCTTGGGTGACGGTGTAGGTTTGCTTGTAGCACATCAGTGAACTAGAGGACTCGCCTAGCTATCAACTCTTTAGAAAGTAGGAGATGAAAAGCCTGACGAAACTCTGGTCTGTATTGGCGCTGGATTGCGCCAAACAGTGTGACACGAGCTGCGACCGCGACATTATTACTATGCGCGGCCGTGTTGAACACGAGGGTGATTCGTTTTTGACGATTACCCTCCCTACCTATGCTTCGGACTTCGAAAGGAGTCTTGAGCTGGGTAGGATTGGTCCTGACCTCTTCCAAAGTTTCAAGAAGAGGTCTGGTCTCCCCGTATTTCTACGAGGTTTCCTTGACCAGGTGTTCAATAGTAGTACCGGTATGCTCCGCGAGCATCCCAGCCACTCGGCAATCCGGGCTATCCGCCAACTTACGCTCGTCTATAAAAAGATTGAGCGCGAGACAACGGAATCCCGGCGTCGTGCAGCTGAGGTCGCTTACATTACCTGTGAGACTGATTTGGAAACCATCGATGAGTCACTTAGTGATGAACAACGTCACGACTTCTCGAGTAGTTTCGCCTGGCTCTACTCCGATGTTCTAAACGACCTTACAAAGGCCGTCGAACGACTGGAGCTTCGAGCTAAGCACGGCCCCGGTTCTACCCAGGATAAGCTTCTGGGGAACCGAAAGTGGGATCTGCCCTTTTGGACAGACCGCTTAGAGTCTTTGTTTCCGTATGCGCGCTATGCGACGCACACGTGGCAAAGGATCTCGGGCTACAATTACAGTCTCCTCCCATCGGAATTCGAACCGCCCGTAAAGGTGGTTTTCGTTCCAAAGACTCAGAAAACTCCTCGTGTTATCGCGATGGAACCGACTCACATGCAATATGTGCAGCAGGCCATCATGACGACACTTGTTCCGTTGCTTGAGAGGTCCCGTATAGGGGCCTCCCAGGGTTTCACTGACCAAGCTCCAAATCGTGCGAAAGCACGTGAGGGCTCGGTTCTTGGTAACCTCGCAACGATTGATCTTTCTGAGGCGAGTGATCGCGTGCTTGCATCGCTGATTTCTGGCGCGCTTGCACCTTGGCCCACCGCCCAAGAGGCGATGATGTCAAGTAGATCACTTCGCAGCGAACTACCCTCAGGACGAGTAATCGAACTAAGGAAGTTTGCTTCTATGGGGTCTGCCCTTTGCTTTCCGGTCGAGGTCATGGCTTTTTCAGCCATCATCTTTACCGCATTGCGTAAGGCCGGCGGACATTCTTCTGCGCATGTACTACGTATGTTCGCAGGAGGAGAGGTACGCGTCTATGGGGATGATATTATTGTCCCTGTCGACTGTGTCTCATACGTCGAGGAATACCTTGAGGCCTATGGCCTTCGGGTGAACAGATCCAAGTCCTTCTCTTTAGGGAAGTTCAGGGAATCTTGTGGTGGCGACTATTACGATGGCACGGAGGTAACTCCGGTCAGAGTACGTCGCGATCTTCCGACGCGTAAAACGCATGTTCAGGAGCTCGTTTCCGCCTGTGCGACAGCTAACCAGCTGGCGGACGGCGGTTACGATGGTGCCGCTGAGTATCTCCATAGGCTAGTCGAAGAAATTCTTCTAGTCTATCCGGATGTACCCAGAGGTTGTGACTTGCTTGGCAGGTGGTCTTATGACGCTCGCCCGGTAGGTTACTCAAAAACGTTGCAACAGCCGCTTTATAAGGGCTATGCTCCGTACTCCAAGGCTCCTAAGTCAATCCTCTCAAGCTATCGCGCGCTTTTTAAGGCGCTTGGCGGCAAGTGGGATGATCCGATGCATAAGGATCATTTGACTCATGCGGGAAGGCCGATCACCTATACACTGAAACGAT